TGGTTACCTAGGCCTATGATGTGGTCGGCAGATGTTTGTTCGGTATCGGGTTGGTAGTTTACGTAGAGTACTAGTCTAGGTACTTTAGAGCAGGCCGAGTTTCCGTGAGGTACCCCGCAGTTCCAGATTACCGCTTCCCCGAATCGTGTCGGGATGTCTACTCGTTTTAGACCTAGGGCTTTCATGAGTTTGATAGGGATTTTCTGGATAGTCTTAGTCTTACCGGGCCAGTTAAGCCCGTCACCAATTTCAGCGTATTTTTGATGAGCCCCTTCGTAGCCGTACCAGCCTGCGTCGCTGTTATTTAGACCTAAGATAAATTGCAGTCTATGAAAATTTCCATCAGGATTGTAAGGGTAATATGATACCGGATCGTCTGATTCGCGCATTTCAGCGACCCCATCTCGATTCTCAGCGATATAGCTCATATCTGTATGCAGTTGCATGTCCTTAGCAGGCGGTAGCTTTATACCGAAGCGAGTGAGGTGCCTTTTTACCGGGCTTTGGTACAGGGCAGTCATTAGAGGCCTTAATTTTTCTCGTAACTCGTTGAGTCTAGGATGATAATAGGTGCTTTTCTGGCTAGTAGCAGAACCCATACCGCAGTTCATAGCATTGGCAGGCGCTCTGGTATTAATGTATTCACGACCGTCTTTTGTTTTCTGACCGTACATTGCCTTGAACATCTCGCTGTCCTTAGGCTGTTTGAAATAAGGATTCGATTTCATTTCGCTATTAAGATCGATTTGTATTGTGGCAGGATCGATCCCTTTATCTGTAAAGAATTTGTAGTACTCGCTCATGCAAATTTCTTGCATTTCTGTGACTTCAGATTCCTTAAGAATTCCCATCTCAATAAGGTTAAGCCTCATATAACCTTTATCTCGTAGCGAGGTAAATGCATCTTTAAGGGCTAGTGAAATATTCACTTGTTTTTCTGTTGTAGTAGCTAATGTGCTCATTTCTAGTATAGTATGATAGTGGTTTCTATTAACATATTTCCAAATTTTAATTTCAATTTTTCAAAATTTTTAAACATACATATATATATATAGATGTATCAATACAGCATTTTACAAGTTTTATTTGTAGGTATTATATCAGGATTTGCATCAGGAGCTTTAGGATTAACTGCTGCTCCAGTTATAGTACCCTTATTGACTCTATTTAAAATGGTAGAAAGTTACAAAGTAGCTATAGGAACTACGCTATTCGCTGTATTACCTCCATTATCAATAGGCGCGGTTTATACATATTATAAACATAAACAAGTTAATGTTAGATTAGGGCTAATTTTGATGGTTATAGTTGCCCTCGCGTCATATGGCGGTGGTAAATTCACCGAAACCGCTCATCCTAGAACTATCGCTTATATCACAAGCGCTCTTCTTTTATTTTTGTCGTCTTTTTGGTTTTATTGTGCTCATACAGGAAAATATATTGGAAAAAAATAAAGACATATATATATGTCATATAAAGGAATGCGTGGGGCAACTCTAAAATACATGAACTCCATAGATAAACAAAGTAAATCGCTCCGTAGAAATATTAAAAATATTAAAAAAGAGATCGAATCCACAGAACATATTTTATATATGGTTGATAATATTAGTAGCAGGTTAGGGTTTCAAAAAGAAGATGATCCCGATTGGAATGCTTTGATTAAAAAATATACTGATCTTAAAATTAAATTAGTTGAAATGGTAAATAAAGATAATGATTTAATTGATGAATATAATAATTTAGTTGATGGATTGGATGATGTAAGATCCAGAAATAAAAGTATACGCTTAAGAGGAAAACGAACTATAAAAAAATCTCTTGCCAAACCATTTGCACCAGGTGTTAGACAAACGACTTCGCCGGAAAACTCAGGAAGGGGTACTAGGTATAAACGTAAACGCAAATATAAACGTAAACAAACTAAACGTCGTAACAAAAAAAAATAAAAAATATAATTTGAATATAGTTTTTATTTTTTGCCTCTTTTCTTATTTCTCCTCTTTCTTCTTTTGGTTTGTTTCTTCTTCTTTTTCTTCCTCTTGTTTCTTTTTGTTTTATTTCCTTCTCCCTTATCATCGCGTTTTTTCTTAATAAATTTTCTTCGTGCAAATACTTTACTTAAATTCATAACTGGTACATCTTCCTCTTCTACTTCCGTGATATTTACTTCTGTTATAGGGACTAGATCGCGCATCATTGTCGGGTGCATACTTCTTGGAGTAATCATTTTGGTATTCATACTCTCTTCTATTTCATCATCCCAAGCCTTTTTATTCCAGTGAGGAGGTCTTAATTTACCCATTTCTTCTAAAAAATTACTCTTTTGGTAATTTTTCAGTTCTCGCTCGAGAAACATTAGTTCAGATTTACCTCTCCTTCTACGCCGATCTCTCTTTCTTTGTAATCTATCGGCTATCTTTGAAATTTCTGTACCAGTTATTGTAGCCGTATCTATTCCGTATTTTTTATTAGCGGTTCTCGCAAACGGATTTGTAGAAATTTTCATTTGTTTCATATGCTTATTATGCGTCTGCTGTGCTCTTACTTCCGCAACAGCATCAAATGGTGTACTAATATTAAACCTATTTTTACGCGTTTGTTTTTTTTCCCCGCGAGGTCTATGAGAATGACGTTTTTTTGTATAATTCCTAGTTCTTCCTTGTCTGCGTGGCATATATATAATAGTGTCATTTTATTTCTTGAGCATTTGAGATACTCCCCGTAAATCTTCATATATGCGATCAATGCAAAAGTTAATGTTTTTGATATACAAGGGAACTATTGTTGCAAATGTTCCATTTCCTGAATTTACTAAATCTATAATTTCCTGCATTTTTTGATCAGTTTCTTCATCTCTCCCAGCTGATCCAAGTTTTTTACAAACCTCGAAAGTAAAACATATCAAGTTATACAAATTTTTTGCATCAAACGCTTTATGTCGAATCATCTGATCAAATAATTCTACATCCATACCCTCCTCAATTTCATTTCTAAACGTACTTCCTTTTTTTAATATCGATGTTAATTTAACTTTAATTTCCGTATATAAACGAACAATCCAGTCATGATCAGGTGGATCAGATGCAACTCTTTCCTCTAATAAATCAAAAAACGCACGTTGATATGTTTCTTTCACCTGCTCTGTTAATCGGTTTACATTCCGATTGAACCCTTCTTTTGCACTCTTTTCTTCTTTACTTCCCTCCATTATACAATAATTATATTGTAACTTTTAATATATTTTGATCCTCATATAATTTATTATAATGATTTAAAAAAAATGAATAATATTAATAAAATGCCAATAGCTATAGGAATTGACTTAGGTACGACATACTCTTGCGTGGGATGTTGGAAAAATAATAACGTTGAAATTATTGCGAATGATCAAGGAAATAGGACAACACCTTCGTATGTTGCCTTTACAGATACTGAAAGATTAGTGGGTGATGCTGCAAAAAATCAGATTTCTATGAATCCTGATAATACTATTTTTGATGCCAAACGTTTGATAGGACGCAAATTTTCTGACCAACAAATTCAAAAAGATATGAAACATTGGTCTTTCCAAGTTTCTCCCGACTCAAATGATAAACCGTTTATCAGCGTTCAATATAAGAAAGAATTAAAGGAAATGAAACCAGAAGAGGTATCCGCCATGATACTCTCGAAAATGAAACAGGTTTCTGAGAATTTTCTTGGAGAGGTAGTTGATTCAGCAGTAATTACTGTCCCAGCATATTTCAATGATGCTCAAAGGCAAGCCACAAAGGATGCTGGGGCTATTGCCGGATTAAATGTCTTGAGAATTATTAATGAACCAACAGCTGCAGCAATCGCATACGGATTAGATTTGGATTCAAAAACTGAACAAAGTGTTCTTATTTTTGATTTGGGAGGAGGTACATTTGATGTATCTTTATTGAATATTGATGATGGTATTTTTGAAGTTATGGCTACAGCGGGAAACACTCATCTTGGAGGAGAGGATTTTGATAATAGAATGGTGGACTTTTTCACTAAGGAAATACAAAGAAAACTTCGTGTAGATATTACAAGTAACAAAAGGGCACTTCGACGATTGCGCACTTCTTGTGAAAGGGCAAAGAGAACACTTTCCACTTCTACCCAGGCTTATATTGAAATCGATACGCTTGTCGAGGGAAAAGATTTCAGTTCAACTATTACACGTGCTAGATTTGAGGAAATGAATATGGATTACTTTCGTAAATGCATGGAACCCGTTGAAAAGGTTTTAAGAGATGCCAAGGTGAGTAAAGGATCCGTAGATAAAATAGTTTTGGTTGGTGGATCAACTCGTATACCCAAAATTCAAGAAATGCTAAGCGCATATTTTAATAATAAAGAGCTTTGTAAAAATATTAACCCAGATGAGGCAGTGGCATATGGCGCAACTGTGCAAGCTGCTATATTATCCGGAGTCAAATCTTCTAAGATTGACGATCTGCTTTTATTGGATGTTACACCACTTTCACTTGGAATTGAGACAGCTGGTGGTATAATGACTAATCTAATTAATCGCAATACAACGGTACCTACCAAGAAAAGCCAGACATTTTCTACTTATGCGGATAACCAACCCGGTGTACTTATTCAAGTCTTTGAGGGAGAAAGGCGCTTTACAAAAGATAATAATCTACTTGGTAAATTTCAACTGGATGGTATTCCGCCAATGCCCAGAGGTGTTCCTCAAATTGAGGTTACCTATGACATAGATGCAAATGGTATATTGACCGTTTCATCTGTGGAAAAAAGCACTGGAAAAGAAAACAAAATCACCATAACAAATGATAAAGGACGACTTAGTAAAGAGGAAGTTGAACGCATGGTTGCAGAAGCTGAAAAATTTAAAGAGGAGGATGAAATGAATGCAGCGAGAATTGAATCAAAAAGTAAATTAGAGAATTATTGCTATTCTGTTAAAAATTCGACCAATGACGAAAAACTTAAAGATAAAATCCAAGAAGAAGATAAAAGTACAATTACACAAACTGTAGATGATACAATTAAATGGCTTGATGAAAACCAAGATGAATCAAAAGATATATATGATACAAAATAT